GCGTTCACATCGACACTGATCTTGCCACTGCCTTCGACCTTGCCCGCGCTGGCCTGTGATTTGTCGATCTGTGCGCGATCTGTAACGGCGCGATCCGCTTCAGCAATGGCCGCCTGCTGCCGCTCGCGAAAGAGCCTATTTCCCTCGTGTCCAGCGCCGCCGCCCCAGTCATTGTAGGTTTCGCCGAAGCGGACGGTCTTTCCTCCGGGCCAATAGACATTCGGATCGTGGCCGCTGCCCTGATCGGTCGCACCTTTGAGAAGATTGCTCGTGGACGCAGCATCAATCGCGCCCATCATCTTCTTCATCCGCTCCGGGTCTCGCTCTAACTCTGCGACCCGCTTCTGCAGTAGCCCCTTGTTGACCGGGCCATAAAAGCCACTCTTCATCATGTGGCTGAGCGTTAGAGGCGGTTGTCCCTTCTTCGCTCTTGCTTCGTTTAGCGCCGTTGTTCGGTTGTAAAGGCTCTCAACAACCGCCGTGGCATCGCTTTCGTGTTCAAGCGTGCCAAGTGCTGCAAGCTCTTTCTTCGTTTGCGGATTAGCGGCAAGTTCGCCCGTCAGCGGTGCGCGCTGTTGCCTCAGATATTCGGCACCACCACCTTGCGCGCCATCCGCATGAGCAGGCGTATCACCAGCGCCTGCACCAGTGCCGGGACCTGCAGTCTGTCCATTCGGTGGTGCGCCGGTCGCACGGCGAAACTCATACTGGCTCGTCTTGAACTGCGACTCAAAGGCCCCCTGATTGCCACCAATTCCAGTGAACCTTCCGGTCTTTGGATCGACGCCTTCGACGATGGTGACATGACTTCCCGTGTCGCCAGTTCTGCCCGTACCCAAACGTCCGTGAAATTCCGGCCTTCGAACCGCAATATCTCCGGGCTGCGGCGCACCTGCGACGGCTTCGCCCCAATTGCGCCAATTCGATGCAACAGCCGCGCCCTTCGGCGGCGTGCCGCCAGCCGATTTAACAACAGAAGCCGCGAACTCCCCGCACCATGCGCCATTCTTCGCATAGCCCTGCGACGCCATGAATTGCGAAACAGCACCGGGACCACCGTGCAGTGCTACGCCTTTTGCCTTGGCAAGAATGTCAGAGGGTACGCTCGCATCGCTTGTAGGATCACTCGGAACTGAATGCGATGCGTCAGGACCACCACCACCGCCACCACCACCACCACCACCGGCACCGCCACCACCAGCACCGTAACCACCACCGCCACCACCGCCGCCACCGCCGCGAACGCCGCCGCCGTACCCGTCACCGCCGCCGCCACCACCGCGAACGCCGCCGCCGTACCCGTCACCGCCACCGCCAAAAGCACTGCCGCCACCGAATGGGCCGTAACCGCGATCAGCACCAGCGCCATACGCACCACCACCACCGCCGTCTGTGGTAAACGATGCCTGATGCACGTCGGCTCGATTAAATCCGGTGCCAGAGCTTGGCCGATAACCCCACGGCACCTGCGGCTTGATGGCGTCGTTTAATTCCTTCAACGCCTTGGTGTTGTCTTCCTGCGCCTTCTTTTTTTCTTCGTCGGTGCGCTTGTCGGTATATTGATCGCCGAACTTGCGCAGCCATGAATCCTGCGCGCCTTCCTTCGACTTCAACGGAGTTACTTCACCATCCTTGCCATTAAACGCTGATGGTTTTGCCGACCATTGGTCGAGCCACATAAGAGCATCTTTAATTTTCTCCAAGGCTGGCTCAATGAACTCAATGACCTTCTTCAGATTCTCCATCGCCGCTGTTGGTGCGCCCATGATGTTGCCGATATCAGACCAAATGCCCTTCATCTCTCCATACTTATTCGAGAGCTTTTCCGCAGCATCAAAACGGTCTTTCCAGAACTTGCGTTCATCCTCCTCCATATCTTCCAATTGCTTCATCTGAGCCATTGTGCTGTCCCAGAAGTGCGACGCAAACTCATTGGCGCGATTAGTTGCTTCGATCTCGTTATAATGATCTCTCAGCGCGTTCTTTCTGATCTGATCACGCGCAGCGGCGATTGCGTTGTATCGTTCCTCCTCAGTTCTCGCCTTTACGATGGTGTCAAGAAGTTCACGCATACCGGCTTGCGCTTCAGGACTTGCGCCAGCGTCATGCAACAATTGCCGCCGCAGCGTGCTGCCGACCCTGCTAAGATCGGCAACCGCGCCCGCCATTCTCGACAGATTGCCTTTGGTCTGATCCGCGCTGATGCCAATAGCCTCGAACTGATCGATAATGCTCTTCATCGATGACGGATCAACACCGATGGCGCGCGCCGCTTGATTAAGGCCACGCATTTCCGCAGCAAGCTCGGTAATTTTTTTAATCTGTTCGGTAACCGCTGCGCCAAATATTACCAAGCTACCGACGCCAGAGATCAAGCCACCACGAAATTCGGAGAGCGCCTTGAACGCCTCACCAAAGCCGCCGCTCATATCCTTGAATAATTTCGATAGCTCTTTCGTGCCCTCGGCCATTTTGGCGTGGGCTTCTTTGACTTGCGGGCCGCCCAATTCCTTGGATTTTTCAACGATCTTGTCGAGACCAGCCGACGCGTTGTCGACCAGCGTAACGATCAGCTTTAGTTCCTCCTGTTCCGTAGGCATCAGTCGTCATCGCTCGGTGGTTGCTGCCTGCGGTTAAGCTCGGCACTGCGCGACAGATGAATGCGAACGTCACTAAACGGCATGACCAGAAAAACCTCCGGGCTGACGTGATACCAACGGGCGAGGCGATAGCAGTCGAGAATGATTTCGTTCTCGTCGCCTACCAAGCCCGTGGATCGGGCAGAAAAAAATTGCGTAACTTCATCGCCACCGTATTCCAGTCACGCGGACTCATGTCCTCAATGAACGGCACGAGAATGTCCGAGAGCGCAGCGATCATGTACGTCATCTTTCGCTCATCCCACACCACGTCGCCGTCCTGATTGATGCGAACCGGATTGCCATAACGATTGATGTCGCCTGCACGCGGCTCACGCAGCGTGATCTCGTGAACAAGCTGACCGCTGTTGTTGTGGATTGGCTTGTTGAGCAACTTGACGACAAGCGGCCATTCGTTCTGCCACATCGGCGGCAGTTCAGCGGGCGAAGCCTCGATCTCTGGCGGCGGCATTGTCCGTGTCGGCTTGGCCTCCGGTTCAGGCTTCGCGTCAATGATTTTAGTCGACTTCGCAGATGACGCACCGTCCTCGACGAAACCTTCACGCTTGTGAGGAATATTCATGCGAGGCTAACCTCCTGACAGGTGATACCCTCCCAGCGCACGCGCACCTGACCATCGCGCGTGTTGTTTTCGAAGCCGCCTTTGCATGTCCCGCCAGTCAGGATGTATTGCATCTGGTTGGCGAGTTGGGCAACGACAGTCACATTAGTTTCAGTGAGCAAATCCTCTAGCAAAAATCCCGGCAGCGTCGATAGATCGCCCTCGATGTACGGCACACGCGGCAATTCCTGATAGCCGTGAACGCCGTCCTGTCCTGCGATCATCGTGCGCTCGACCGGTGACGGGCTGACGGTGAAGTTGCCGCGCAGCGCCATCTGCGTGCCGTCCACCGTCAGAAAGGCAATGCCTGCTATTCTCTGGGCCATAGCTCAGTTCTCCTTTCTGGGTTTTCTAGCCCGCACCGGACACTGCGTTGTATGGTCCAGTTGTCGAGCCAATGATCTGCGTGTCGATGCCTCGGTCGTACTGCAGCCGGAATTGCGCCAGCACGGCGAAGATGCGCAGCTGATTGATCAGATCAGGCGGATAGAGCACATTGACCCGGTTCGGATCATTTGGATCGCGCTCGACCAACAAATAATTCTTGAAAGCGGACAGGTTTTCGACAAGACCGTTGTACATATCCTGCTGATACTGATTGATCAGTTCAGCCTTGATGATGCCGGGAGTGACAATGGCTTGGCCCGGTCCAAACTTGGTGCCGTCATCAGCCAGCTTGTGCCTTGGGAATTTCGAGGTAATCGCTGCCTTCTGATTACGAAGAAGCTTCGCCAACGTCGCGAGCGTAGTCATCAACTCGTAAGCGTCGTCGGGCTGACCATACAGGTTCAACTGATAGGTCGTCTGCTCTCGGGCGATCATCGGCTGATTATCGGAACCAATCTTCTGGATCGCGATGCCGTTCAACGCCAGAGAGTTCAACTCGACAAAATCGAACCGCTGATGGATCGGTGCCGCCTTGATCTGATTGAGCGACAAAGCCTGCAACGGTCGCGCCGGATCATTGATGAAGGCGCGCTGTGTCTTCGCTGTATAAGCCGCAGCCCATTCGAACGCGGGCGATAGTGACGCCACCTCAAAGCCCATGATCGACTCGATGCCGCTGTTCATCGTGTCACCGAACGTCAACAGATCGGCATACGTGCCGCGTTTCGCCGAAATCACATGGCCGAATAATTCGCGCTCCCAACCCCAACGGCCCTGATCGGTGAAGCCATATTCCTGATCCCACACGAACAATGAATTGGAATCGGTGTACGGCATCGCGACATACTCGAACGGCTCTTCACCCATGTTGGTGATCGCCGTCGTGAAATCTGGTGTACCCGTTCCCCCAGTTAGGAATCCGGTTGCGGGTAAGGTAATGCCAAGACCAACTGGCGTCTGCTGTCCGCCTATCGTCCCATAATAATTCGTGGAGACATTGATCTCATTCGCATTGACGCTCATGAAAACCGACGTGAGCGTCACGGTACCAGCAGCATTAACTGCCGTGACCGGCAACTGTGTCTGCGCATTGATAGCGTCAGCAATCGCCTGACCAATTGTGGTCGGTGTATCGGTCGTCAGCACGTTAACCGGAATGTAATCGCCGCAGACGTAAAGATGGATAGTGCCAGCCGCTGTCGGCGCAGCCGTGATGACAATATCGCCACTCGCTGCTGCCGCGCCGGTTGATGCGGCCACCGGCAAGCCCCACACCTCATTGGCAAAGTTATTGGCAAAGAACGCTTGGAACATGCGCGCGAGTTCAGAGCCTTCGCCGAATTGCGCGTCGGCTTGCGCCTGACTGCCGATGGGCACCGGAATGTCATCCGCAGCAGTCCCACCCTTGGCGATGCCGACCAGCAAAGCGCGCAGATTGATTGTGGGCAGTCCCGCCATCGACGGGTCCACTTCCACCCAATAAAGCGGCACCTTGATATTGGCAGGGATGTTCGCAAAACTGATCGGCATTGATACCTCCTGTCAAAATGAAAACGCCGCCTGTTTAGGCGGCGTTATTCGGTTCATCCTTGGTGCGATGCTGTCGCGGTGGCGGCCGATTTTCTTCGACCTGTTTTTCCTCGCGCATGATGTCACCGTCGTTGAGACGACGCTTTGTGAAACGGTCATCAGGCCATTCAACTGATCCTTCCTTACCGAACCCCCCAGCGCGTGGGTGCTTCAGCAATCGGCGCATAGTGTCGTTCGCTGGCGTGACGCGAACGACCCTGACCATCGCCTTATTCGCCTCACGCATTTTTTCCATTCGCTCATTCATGCGCAGCCCGCGCAGCGATGCTTTACTAACGCCCATTTCTCTTGCTCCTCTGTTTGAACTCCCGTTTCGCTGCGAAGCTTGACGGATCGAATTGATACTGAACGTGAACCTGCTGGCGCTGATTCATTTCGTCCTGTGTATCCCCCGGCTTGACTCCGGTTATAACGTCGATGGTCGACAAATTATCAAACGGC